CTGTTTTGCGTGTGTTTTAGAACCACTTCTCAATTTCTTAACTAAGTGTTTTACAAATGGTTTATCTTTTTTATCTAATTCTTCCTTCATTGCATCTTTACGAATTTTAGCATAAAAAATTTTTTCACCTTCCTTCTCACCATATTGGTCTTTAAAACTCTTCATCATATCATCGGATTTTTCATATTTTTTCTTCAACATTGTATCCTTTCTCTTTTGAGTAGGAGTCTTTGTTTCCTCTTTAAATTTAGTACCAGGAACCTCTCTAATAAGTTTTCCTGTTCCAGTAACTTTACCTTTACTATCTCTAGTTACAGTATATTGGTTTGTTGGTTTGTAATTAACTTTTTTAGGACCGCCAGGTATTTTTCTATCTGCAACATACTTATCTACTTGTTTAGTAATTGCAGCGTCTTTCATATTTTTTCTTATTTGACTAAATTTTTTACCGATTGCACGAGCACCTGCAACTGCTCCAATCAATCCAGCAGCAACTAATGCTCCTTTTGGCGTTTTAGATATTGCTTGCCCAGCTCTAGCAGCTAATTTTGCAAGACCTTTTCTTGGAAGAGTCCCTTTTTTGGCCATCATTTTCGCTCTATAAGATGCTGAATTTTTTGATTTTTTTGCTTGGTTTACTAATTTGTCTCCCATCTTATCCTCAAAATCAGTTTCACTACCTGCAATCATTCTGTTTATTATTCCTCTCTCATTTGGATTATAAGTTTTACCAGGTGTTACTTTTACCTGATTCATTGATTTAACATTATTCTTCTTTGGAAGTTGTGGTTCTTTCTTCTCACCCATATATGCAGTACCATCTCCACCAGTTGGCATTTGTTGCCTTACTCTAGCAGGTGCAGTCTTTTCACTATCCTGATATACAACAGCAGGACCGTAATTAGTATTCTTTAATTTTGTCTTTCCTTCTTGTAATTTTTTATCAATACCAGAACCAGGCATTAACTGATTATTTGTATGGTAATTTTTATCAAAATCTTTTAAATCTTTTACTGGACTAATAAACTTTTTTTTAATATTTTTTTTCTTTTCTTGTAGTTCAGAAGAAGTATCCTTTACTTCTTCTTCTTTGACTTTTTTACGCAGTTTGGATACCTCTTACCAAACATTGTTTTCATTCCTTTCTTTTCGTAACCTGCCCAACACTTCTCATCTAAAGTTGATCTCCAATCATAATGACTACTAATTGTTGTTTGTTTTTCACCTCTCAAATACTTTGTCATATTCGTAACACTACCTTGCTTACTTACTGACAAGGTATGTCCCCCTTTACTATCTTGATAAGGAACGTCTTTTTTAGCAAACTTCTTGACTTTTTCTTTAGTCTTATCATCCATAGGACCAGAACCATATGGTTTTATAATTGAAATAGAGTCTGGTTTTTGTACTTTTGATTTATCCGTAAGTGCACCAACACCTTTATACTGAGGATTACTTGGCATACTTTCTGTTATTTCATCTTCATGTGGTATTGTATTTCCATCAGCATCTTTCTTATGATGCTCAACTATCTCATCTCTCCAACGATGATGTGGTGTATTATAAACTTTTGTCTCATATTCGACTTCTTCTTTCTTACTACTGTTGCCCCAATTTGCAGCACCTGCTTTACGACATTTAACTAATGCACCTGATGCATATGCACTTGGCCATACTGAATATCTTGATTTAACTTTATGATAGCAAGCATCTTTTGTACCACTACCCTTTCCTTTCTTATCTTTTACTTCTGTAATTATTTCTGCTTCCTCTATATCCTCTAATAGTATATCTCCTACCACAACATTGTTCTCTGCAAACCAACCACGATTGACTTCGACTGCATATCTTATCTTACCATCAGGATATACAGGTGCAGAACTCATTGGATTTAATTCTTTGATACTTTCAATTATACCCTCTTCGTTTATGAATGCAATATCAAGAGGTATAAAAGTATTTTTCATATGGAAAGAATGGCGGTCAGTAGTCTCAAATACAAAGAGCATACCACGATCTTGTTCCAAACTCTCACGGAACATTAGACCTAATCTAAATTCTCCATCGTTTTGTGGAACTTCGAGTTGAAGTGGTAATGAGATAAATTCTTCTTTCATTTTCTTTTTCTTTTTGTCAGTTGAAACATAAGTTGGTTTTGCAGCACCTGTTTTAGATTGTTGACCAGGATCTGCTTTTTTCTTTCTTCTTGAAGCAGAAAGTCTTTCCTTTTTGCTCATACTTGCTCTCTTGGAAGATGATACGCACTTTGGTGTTCCCTCACCTGGTTCATCGCTTGCACAGGTTCCACCCGTAACTACGTTGACCCATCCACCTTTACCATCTTTAGACTTAGAACCCTTGAACCATTTACGTAATGATCCTTCCTTAACATCATCCTTACCATCAAGATAATCTGCAGCGGTATCCAAATAATCAGATGCCTTAGTTATCTTTGATTGAACCCACGCTTTGAAGTTTTCTTTCTTACGTGAATGTTTTTCAATACGTTTAGATGCTCTACTTGCAGTTTTTAATTGACTACGAATCATTTCTGGTTCATGATCACCATCCTTATCTTCTTTGACAAGAATCCCGTCAGGACGAACACTATATCCATCAGGAATAGGTTTGCACTTTTGGTCAGTATTGCAGTAGTATTGTCCCTTTTTACAGGAAGTCTTTCCCATTATATACTATCAGAGCTATTATTATTTAGTATTCCATCTTTTAACATCTTTGATAATTCACTTGTAGAACCTACAAACAATGCATTATTAGTAACTGTATTTTGTGTTTTAGGATTATCTTCATCTATCTCTTTAACCTTTTTTTGTAAATCCATTAGTTTATCTGTACTATCTGCAACTGATTTTATAAGTTGTCCTGCAACTTCATATGCTCTTGGACTTGCAGTTTCTCCTGCAACTTCCATAATACCATTAATTGCTTCTTGCCCCTTCTCAATTAAAGAGTAGAGATTACCACGAGTATAATCATAATCCTTACTAACATCATCAGTGAGTTTCTGTATGTTACTTTTTTCTTTATCTTTTTTAGTAATTGCATTTACTTCGACAGAATCTGTATTAAAAGTATCGTTCAATGAATCGTAAGAATCTTTCATTATAAATCTACTCCTCTATTAGGTGCAAAGTCTTTACCATCACCAAAGAATGAACTTGATTCGGTAAATCCAAAATCATCACCTGGTTCAATAAATGGTGTATCATCAGTATCTATAACATTATCTTCATTATAATCTTTCTTTGCCTTTGGTACAACAGTATATCTTTGCTCTCTCTTCGCTGTTCTTGTATTTGTATCTGAGTAGTAATCCACCTGAACTTTGCGAATAAGTCCTTCTGGAGTTTTTGCAATATGACCAAACATAAAGGTCTTTGCTGTAAATGATAATGTGTATATTAATGCTCTTCGAGTTGAAAAATCACCCTCATAATCATCTTGTTGACTAATTGAATTTAATATCATAGGTACATCTCTCTTTTCTCCAATCGACTTCACTAAATCTATCGATAATGTAAAACCTGGTTGAAAGAAAGGTAATATCTGTTCTAGAATTTGTAATCCATCATCTTGCAATTTAACAAGTATATTCAATTCAAATCCCAAATTGTATGGTACTGGCATAAAAACTTTCTTAAGTTTATTACCATCAGTATTGTCTGCTGCCTTAAATGTTTGAGTTATACCTGCTTTACGACTTGCATCATAAGAAATATTTGATATTTCAAAAGACATTCTAGGTAATGTAATTTGTGTTGCTTTATTTAATTCTGCTTGTTGCGTAACTCTTGCTAAAAATTTTTGTTTTGGTCCATATGCTACAGGAACTTTTATATCTGATATATCATTACCTGCTTGATCTTGATGTCTCACATGAATATCGTTAAACAGTGTACCAAATGCAATAACTGTTTTTCTTGTAATTTCGTGATAAAAATAATTACCTAACATTTTTCTATACTAATAATTCAGAACCACCTAATAGCAAACCACTGTCTGTTGCTAAATCATACATTTTAGAATGTATTGTGTCATCAACTTCAGTTGTCCATTTTGCTGTGTTCTCTGTTTCTATCCAACATTGTAAAGCACTGTGTATTGCTTCTGGAATGTTGTAATCAAACCAAGGATCGTATGGTATTTTATAAGGTTTTGGATATCCCATTTAAAAACTCCCGAATGGATTTGATTCTGTAAAGTCAACAATAGAGTCTGCCTCAGATTCAAATATGTCACCTTCATTGTATTTATCGGTAGTATTATCCTCATTAAATGTTGAAACACTATACAATGCTCCAGATGATAAACCTTTTACATCTTCTCCAGCAAAGAATCCTGTAATTGTTCCTCCGATTGCAACATTAGAGATTGATAATATTCCAGTATCAATATCCCAATTCTTCACTCTTGCCTGAGTTCCTGAACGCATACCTTGTACAATTTCATTAAA